GGTGCGGGGGGGGGCGGGGGGGGGGTTGGCGGTGGGGGGGGGGCCGGAGGAGGGGCTGGCCTTGGTGGGGGCGGAGCAGGTCTCGGTGCCGAAGGTCTTGGCCTTGGTGGTGGTGGTGGCGGTGGTGGTGGTGGAGGGGGAGGTGGTAGAGGTGTTACTGATGTTTGTGTGCTGTTACTTACAACAGTTGTTACCTGAACATCAGTTGCAGCTCTAGTTTCACTTGCAGCGACAACTTCAAACCTTGGTTTTCTTGTTGATCTTATGGTTTCTTGGACATTATCTAAAGTACCAGAAGCAAAGTATGCTTGCTCTCCAGAAGTTCCAGTCAATCCACCAAGACTGCTGTTTGTAGAATTATTAGTAAGTCTAAAGACTTTTGTTCCAACTTCAAATGATGGGTTAGAAGGTACGTTTGGATCTGGAATGAAGAATGTTCCAATAACAGTACCAACATCATCAGATACCAATTTAACATCAATAACCTCTGCCTCAGCGGTAACACCTCTGAGTCTCATACCAGTTCTGATAAATCAAGTAAATGCTGATTGATTACTTTCTGATAGTGTTCTAGTATCTACATTAAGAATAATGGATGAACTAGAATAGTTTTGTGGGATTGTATAATTTTCATCATATGGACTTAATGTAAAGATATCAGTTGGATTATCAATTGGTCCATATTTGTGATTAGACTGTGCAACTTTAAATGTAATTGATGGTGTTGATGCACCAACAACAGGAGTAGAACTAGTTGGCATAGTGCCAGTAATGGTTTCACCAACACTGAACGATCCACTAATCATTCTAATTTCAACAAGTTTTGGAACGATGTAACTATTAACATCTTCCCCATCAAAGAAACCATATACTCTTGTACGTGGTTTAAACTTTCTTCCTGTAAATTCGATGTTACGTGATCTCATAAACGCGATCACGTCAGAACTTACAACCCTATCTCCCTCATTAATAGTCTCAGTTTGTTCAGAAAGTCTAAGTTGATCACCAGCTCTAGTTTCTGTACCTGTTTGTGTAGTTGTAGTAGTTGTAGTAGTTTCTAACTGACTTGTTGTTACAAGGGCACTACCGTTATTTGTAGTAGAAGTTGATGTTACAACTGTATTGCTTGTTGAGGTTGATGATGAACCTGTCCAAGTTGCTGCCCATGCTCCCCAACGAACTGGACCTAAACCTGTTTGTGGATCATATCCATCAAATTCTAACTGAAGTCTAGTTTGAGTATAGTCATCAACATCAATCTGTTGTGGTGCCAATCTTACTTGGTCAATCCAGATATCAGAAGATGGGAATAGTTCAATATTACCATTATATGTTGTTACAAGGTAAGGAACAACATTTTCAATTCTAGTTGCAAATGGTTGCTCAATTTGTAAAGTAGAGAAGTAATCAATTGTAATAACTTGACCAGTTCTTCTGAAGTTTGAACCAACAATATCTGTTGCAAATGCTGGACTTACGTTTGGATTTGCAGTGGTTCCAATTCCAATAAGGGATTTAGATCCGATTAAAAGATCAACCTCAGTAGTAAAGTGTGATGGTCTTAACTCTAAATTAAGTGGATCAATACTATTTGTAATCTTACCTGCTTTAAGTTGATTTTTGGTCGTTGTAAAGTTATCTACAAATATACCAGATTTAAATCTAGTTAATCCACTATTATCTGGAATAATTAATGCTTCAGTTTTTGCTTCGAGTAAAGATAATGCAGTATAATACTCCAGATTCTTAATTCTATCCTCAAGAAGTGCAATATCTTGCATTCTATATCTCTTGTGAGACTTCAGAGATATGGAAACATTGTTTGCATTGCAGAGATATGGTGGAAGTTTGATTGTAGCAACTTCTAATGCATTATCGATAGAAAGTGGTGGAAGTGGTGATTCTGAAGGAACACCCTTAATTAATTGGAATCCACCATCTGGATTAAAATAAAGTTTGTCAATTCTAGGCAGATAATGTGAATATGTTAGCGTAATTGATTCATCAGATGCCAAAATATTTTTGGCAGAGTTGGTTGCATCTATAAAACTGCGAGAGTCAAATTCAAAAGGTGATTTTGCTGTTGAATTTGGATCAAATGTACGAACTCTTGGTCTAATGTCAAGAACATCCGTAAGTCTGATTTTGTTCTTGATAAACGGAAGATCACAATAGTTAAATTGGTCATAAGAAGATACGGTTGTAATATCTCCTTCTGTAGAATCTGAATATTCTGCAGATTCAAATATGATTCTTAATTTTCCTCTAGGATCTTTTGTATTTGGTTTTCTTACCAATCTTGCATAATCTACAATAGTATCTCTTTGACCAGAGTCTAAAAGATATCTATTGAGAATATTGTCATCTCCTGGAGTAAAATCACTAATAGTTCCAGTGATTCCTGTTGTTTGTGTAATTATAGTCTCATTTATCTCAAAACTTAAATCATTTAAATAAACAATTGAAATCTTAGATGAGTTTGGTCTTTCAATAAAGAGTCCAATGGCACCACTATTTTTGCCAACTACCTCTTCACCAATAATGAAATCATCAGTTTTACCTGATGGACCATTCATATTAAACAGTGTGATTTGTGGAAGAACAGGATCATTTGTATCATCCGACTCAAAAACACCATATACTTTTATGACATCTGGTTCTAATAAACAAATATCTTTATCTTGAACTCTGAGACCATATCCATATGCACCATAAGTCAATCCATCATTTAATGTTGTTGAACCAATACCAGATGATGTTAACTTGGACTTATTGACGATAATAGAGTTTGTCTTTTTAGAATTTTTTACTTTGTTGACTACACTATTTTTTTCAAGTGTTGTAATCAATCTTCCAGATCCAGATACCGAAAGACCAAAGATTCTTAATTCTCTATTTCCATTGGTAAATCTAAACTTATCTTGAGTAAGTTCTTCAAATCCACCCTCACTATTAATTAAAACATAACGCTCTTCATCAAATGGTAAAAAGGTTTCATTCTCACCTGCTTGAATGGTATTGGTAGCATTTGCGGTAATAGTTACGTTATATTCTTTTCTAATTGATAACTTTGATGAAGTTATATCTACACTTGAGACAAACTCTTTTGGTAATGGTGTATATAATGTGTTGTCTGATGATGATTGGAATCTTGCTTTTGCAATTGCAAAATCTGAAGGATTGATCGTTGTTGTTGGAAGACCACCGTCATTAATATTTGCAACTGTAGTAATGCCAACAATAGTAATACTGTAATCGTCAATAATACTTGTAACTTTCGCATAGGTTTTTACATTAGTCGTTCCTAATTGACTATTTGTAAATGATACTAAATCACCTGGTTTTATTGTATTGGGAAATTCAGAATCTACAGATGTGACTGTTGAAATTCCAGGAGCAGAACCACTTTTTGGTGAAATTACTACTGATGGGAATCTGAGAGTTGGATATGCCTTTGTATCACCATTAAATGTTTGTCCAACACCAACAGAACTGTAAAGTGATTTTACATCACTAACACTAAATGCTGTTACTGCTGTAGAAATTCTACCATTATCAATACCATTAAATATTAACTTTTCTCCTTTGAGGAATGCTCCTTTAGTATTATATGTTGTTACAATTCCAGTATTGGTATCAAATCTTAGGTGTCCAGTTGCACCACTAGACTTTCCTTCAACAAATGTAGGAACACTTAGAGTTACTGACTGGTTTAGAGTCATTTCAGTGTATGGTTGAATATCATATAGAGTGATGTCCCACTCGTTTAAGTCACCAACAGTTGAAGAATATGATCCAGACTCTAATGCATAATCATATACTCTTGCAACACCAATCTCCTTTCCTGCTGCTGTTGTACTAGTAACACCTATTCTAGAATCTCTTAAACTTATAACAGATGAAGTACTAAATCCAATTCTAGGAGCACCAATGACTCTATTGAGAGTTAATGTGGGTCCAGTAAAATAATTTATTCCTTGATTTTTTAATGTTTTGGTTGTTCTTGTTTTTGGGAAGTCTAAGTACTGTACTGTACGAGAGTCAACTTCATAACCTTTAATAAATGCTTTTCCTGGAGATATTTTGTAAGTTCCAAGATCATCACTAGGAACATTATTATTGTATGTTAATTGATCTTTAGTAAATACGCCATTATTTCCCTTTCTATCATTGAGAGATTCTTTTGCATGAATAGAAAATGGTTTTACATAAAAATCACCTGATTGATCGTAAGTCCTTCTTGCAAGTTCATCTGCAAGTAAGTTATAATCTGCTCTATCTTCTATATGCTGAACAAAACCATTTCTAATGATCATTAACTCAACAAAATTTTCGTTCTTTGTTGACTCTAATGATCTTTTTGCAAGAACTGCAGTAATTTTTAATCTATCTGCACCTGGTGCTGCATAGTTATTAAATCCCTTTGCATTATCGGTAAGACTAGAATCTTTTCCTGATGAAACAATTTCTTCATAGATTTCTAATCCAACTCTATATGATGGATTTGGATCGTGGGCATCAAGAACTAAAGTTTGTCCAGGAACTTTTACAAAAGTTCCTCTTAAGAAGTATACACCTTCGGATAAAAAGATTGCCGAACCATTTGAAATTGCATTAACAGGTGCTGTATTTGCAAATCCTTGTCCTGCTTGGAAATTTATAACCGTTGTGGATAAATTACTCTCCAATAAAAGAGTCTCATTATCATCAAATACTTGCTTACCATCATTTCCAGAACTAACATAATTTACAAAGAAGGTATAGTATCCTCTTTCTGATGCTGAAGTTCCTTCGTAAAATACAATCTTAGCTCTGACATTTGATCGTTGTCCTCTGACAAATACATTGACAAGATCGTCAGCATAGTTGTCTATAGCAATGCCAAGATACTCTGGCTCAACTTCAACAGAATATAATGCATTGTTATAGTTAATTTGTCCAGGAATAACTACTGAACCCTCTTTAAAAAGATGAGTTCCTACTTGCTCAATCTGATCTTGAAGTGTTGATTGAAGAGTAGTTAATTCCCTTGCTTGAACTGGGAGTCCAGGTTTAAATAATACTTTATAATAATTTTTTTGCGGATCAAAGTCATCAAAATAAGGTGATACGTTGAGATTAGTTTCTTGTGGCATAATCCTTTAAAATTGCAAAATAACTTTGATATCTTCTCTTTGATTTACTGACCTAGTAATAGATGGTCTATTGTCAACATAAAGAATAGTTCCAGAATATTTTTCTACTTCTGGATCTGCTACACCCTTAATAAATGTTTGACCTAGGTAGTATGTCTTATTATTTATGACGGTACTAATACCTGGATTTGTATCAGTTCCGAATCCTTCATCTATATATAAGTCCTTACTGCCACCTACAATTTTTAAAGATCCTCCACTCTGTAGAGTTGCAGAAAAATCATTCAATTGGAATCCGTATGTGGCGCTAGACTTTTGAGTTCCATCCGTATTAAATCCAACAAGAGATCTATCTTGCCAGTAACGTAAAACACCAGTTTGTGCATCATATGCAACAACTCTTCCAACAGCAGTGATACCAGTACCTACAGTTTGAGTTATAATTGCATTTTGTTCAAATGAGGTTGATCTATAATCATCTTGATTTGGAGAAAGACCCTTAAGAACTAAACCTCTCAAAGAACTTAATCTATCTTCTGTAAGAATTGTGTTTGACTGATATCCTTTTGGATCTTCCACAATTCCAATTCTAGCGACAGACGTTCCTGTTACAAAATCTGGATTTTGATCATCATTTTCGATTCTAGAATAAATCAGAACGTTTGTTGATCCTAGTTCTGAATAAATGTCTGCACCATGACCACCTGGTGGTGGTATGATGACATCAAAAACGGGAGTATTTGATCCAGTAGGAACGTTTCCTCCAATTAAATCAACCGTACCATAAGTATATCCAGAACCACCATTAGAAACAGTTATTGATTCTATTTTAGAGTCATTGTTAACAACAATGGTACACTCACCACCAGACCCATCACCCCTAATAGGAACTCTTGAATATGTAACATTTGGGGGACCAACTAAGAATCCCCTATCTCTAATAAGTATTGTTTTTAACTGACCGCTAGTAGAAGCATTAGTTCTAACTGTTTGATAATCCGAATTAGTTTCCCAGTCTACAGGAACTGGAACAAAGTTGAGAGAGTCAAATTTGATCACATCACTTGGACTAATAGTATAAAGATATTTCCAAATATATCCATCACCACTAGTACCAGCTGCCCTTGGTTCTAAATCTGTGAATTTTGGTTCATCAAGAGATGGTCTACCATTAGGGTTCTCTGGGTCAATTCCATTGTTTAAGCAGATGTACACACGGAATTCGCTATTTACAATATAATAATTGGATGCATATAAACTTGTTTTATTTGATGGTTTTGAAAGATTATTTCTATTAACATCATGGCGATACATATCATAAATTGTTGCCGATGCCCAAGAGACCTTTCTTACAACTGGTCTGACATCATCAGCAGCAATTTTTTTCAAGGCAATCATTGTATCCCAATAAGTATTGGAATCATCAAAACAATCTCTGGGAGATGGCGGAGATACATTCCAACTACTTGTTACCTCTGTTGCATTCGGCAGACCGATGAATGTATAGTATGATTTATTCGGATCCCTAATTTTTTCAATAAAGGATCTGGCGTTTTTAACTCTCAACAAGTCAGTTATAATAGCAGCCATTTCGGAAACAAACTTTTTCTATGTTCTATTTATTAGTTCAAATAACCAAGATATTTAAGAGGATTCTTTCTCCTTATCACTGGATTTGTTACGATTCCAGCTTGAGATACTCCATGATTAGAGTTCCATACTTGGTTAGTTGTTCTAACTGGAAGTCCAATTTTGCCCCATGTATATTCACCATAGTATGCAGTAGTTCCCAATCCAACTACATTATTAGCACCAGCACTCTGAAGTGAGATAATTACTGTAGTAACGGTTGTTCCAAATCCAACTGTCGTTCCAAGACCATTTATTCCTGCTGGAACTACGGACTGTTTTGTATAGTAATCAATACACTCACACATCATGTCTGCATGTATAGTTGATACACCAACAATAGACCCATCTGCACCAAGAGAAGTTTGTGCTGCCCCAATAAAGTTGGTTTTAGTTATGTTAAAGAGATCACCAGTAGTAATTCCTGGTAAAGTTATAGATAAACCTTCCCTAATCTCGGAATTAAATGGAATAAAGAGGTCTAAAGCAACACCTAAACTTGTTCCAGCACCAATGGTCGTAGTTCCGACACCAACAATTATTCCATAATCTCCTTCAAATGTTATGAATTGACACTCTTCCACTGCTCTCTTTGGTGGAGCGACTAACACCTCTGGTGGTTCTATTTCAATAACTTTAAACTTGATTGGTGCTCCCAATGCCCATTTTCTTGATGTAGTTGCTAGTCCAACATTATCATATGTATCAACAAATAGAGTATCACCAACTTGATAATTAGTACCACCTTCAAGAACACTGAACGAAGCAACATTAAAGTTTATTGTGCTGATTTCGATATCAGCAACTGCACCAAATCCGATACCACTTTCTGTTTTTAATCTTGCTGATCTAAAGAAGTTTGTATTTGTATCTACTGGTGGGAATCCAGAACCTTGTTGCTGGAGGCTCATTGCCTTAAGTGGTCCATAGTAATAATTAGTTCCACCAGTGCTTACTGTTGCTGTTGTGACTGATCCTCCAGCACCAATAGTAAGACCACCTATTGCTTGAGTTCCATTATCATATGGTTTTTGTATGGTAACATCTGGAGTTGATGTGTAACCATAACCAGGATTTGTTATAAGAAGATTTGATACTGATCCACCAACTCCAAGAACTGCATCTACAGTTGCTGGTACTAATTCATCTCCAGATATAATTTCAATTACTGATCTATCTTGAACAGAAATACCCTCAAAAGGATTATCAAATAATGGTCTTATGGAATAAACATAAACAGAACTATCTGCCAATCCAACATTTGATATTATATTTGTTGATGGATTGATTATTGGTTCATAATAAACACGATCCTTACCAATGTAGTTGTTGTCAATAATCTTATCAACTGTTTGTTTTGTCCAAGATAATGGTCTCTCAAACAATTCATTCAGAGTTACACCTTGCCCAGCATAGTTATTTGTGATAACCTTATCTGCTGCTTTAATATCCATTACAAGTCTTGGATCTTGTGTAAATGTGGTGTCAACATTACTATAAAGTTGAACTTCATCACCAACTTCAACAGAGGGGAGAACATCTACAGTACGAACGTCAATTGTTTGAGTTCCAGTATACATAAAGATTTTTGCTTTATCTCCTGTGGTACTAAATCCACTAACGCCACCTTTGGGTGCTTCTGTAAATCTTAATGTACTACCACCATTAAACTGATAACCCTCTCCTGGTGTCTGAAGAATGTCATTAACAAATACAAGTAAGTTTGATTGTAAGTTGATTCCAGAGTTTGCTTTTGCAAAGAATGAAATACTTTCACCATTAACTGACAGCGGGAACAATCTTCTTGCGCCGTTAAAGAATGGATCAATTTCATCAAGAACAATAAATTCACCAACGTTCCATCCAGAGAACTTAGACTGGAAGGTTCTATCAATAGTTAATTCAAATGGGAGATATGTTGCAAGTCCAACAAATGTATGTGGGAACTGCTTTCCAACTGGGGATGATCCAGCAAATACTGTAATTGTTGTTGATGTATATGATGTAATTCCAACATCTTGGTTTGCAATGTTGCTATCGATTCCAGGACGTGGGTAAGCAAGAATTGCACTATAATCATCACTTGCACATCTGAAGAGAAGTGATTTATTTGCAATTCTAACCGTATCTGCTGTAGTTAATGTATGAATACCAATAGTGAGTGTTGAATTGCCACTTACAGGATCATATGTTGCATCAGTTACTGAGTAGTAATTTGCTCCATCAAATACAGGTGTAACGGCATTTGATGTTATGGTTGCAAACGTTGGAATGCCAACTGTACCACCAATTGCTACTGTCAAGCGTTCCCCAGAACCATAACCATATCCAAAATTATTAATTTCAAAATTGAGAATTGTGCTATCATTACTTGGAACTAAGTCTACTGTTGCCCCTGTTCCAAATCCAGACTCTCCTGGATGGTAAACTAAAGGAATGTTGTAATATGTTAATGGGGCATCAAATACAACATCAAGGGGTCTTCTGACCTCTCCACAACGCTTGTATGCGTGTGTATATGGGGATGGACCAGAGTTGATAATAAACGTGTAGTCATCTACAATTTTTGTAATTGCAGTTCCATTTGCACCAGGATCTTGCCCTGTTGGTGAGTTGTTAATTTGTCTAGGAGCAAGAATAATCTCCTCTACAATTCCTCCAGAGTTATAGAAAGATTCTGCAGTGGTAACACCAACATTAATTTCAAAGTCATAAAGACTATTCATTCTAGTAACTTGTGTTCCACAATATGTTGGGTCTGTTATTCTTGGGTGAGTAAGAATTCCAACACCGCCATCATAAGAGCATGTAAATGCAAGACCAGTAAGAATTACATCTGTGCCAACTTTTAATTTATGTCCAACTGTTAGTGAACCACCACTCACATATTCATGGCGAATAGTAGAAATTCCAGCATTAAATGTAAGTGTGTATGAATCTGGTGCTGAGAGAACTCCAAATATATCTCCAAGAGGTGATACTACAGAGTTGCCTGGGAATATGTTAGTATTAATACCTACTTGAATTACGCCGCCAGATGCATAAGTATGACTAATAGTTGAAGGTCCAACATTAACTGTAAACGATGTTGTGGTCCCTACTGTAACAACATCAAAGAAATAACCTTGAGTTCCATCTGGGAATATTGATGTAGTAAGTCCAGCAGTAACTTGTCCAGCATCATTCTCAACATAAGTATGACTAATTGTTGATGGTCCAACATTAATCTCAAATTGATCGGATGCAATGATATTAGTTACAGTAAATGTGTATCCTTGAGTTCCATCTGGGAAGATAGTTGTTGTGATACCAGACCCACCTGGACAAGTAAATTCAAGGTTATCCAGTCTAATATCACTACCAATTCCAATTACGCCAATAAAAGAACTAGAAGTAGTAACTGTAGAAAGACCAGTAACATTGTCATACTGGAACTGCGTAATCGTGAACGTTTGGCCATATCCTGTAGGTCCTCCAACTGGACAATTAAACGCCAATTCGCGCATCTTGAATGTTTCACCATTGGATAATCCATGATCCCCAATAGTGAAGACTGTTGCTAAACCAGTTATATTGTCATAAGTAAAATCATATACTCCAAATGTTTGACCATACCCAACGCAAGTAAGTGCCAATCCTGCAAGACTGAAACTTCTTCCTATAGCAGTTTGAGGAACGAACTTATGCGGTTCTACCGTCGTAACAGTCGCCAATCCAGTAACATTATCATAGAAGAATCCATTAACTGTAAGCGTTGATGCACCACCAACAGTAACTGTCATAATGCCAGTTACATTATCATAAAGAGCATTTGTTACATTTACTGGTGGATAGTAATCACATGTGAATGCTGCACCAACCACTTGAACTTCATCGCCAAGAGACAAATTATGTGGAGTGGATGTTGTTACTGTTGTGATTCCAGTTACTGAACTATAACCAATATTTGCAACTTCTCTAGGTGCATAAAATACTTGTGGATTTGTAATAGCAACTCCAATTACATGTCCATCAACAACAGTAGCAACACCAACTGCAGTTATATTTGCAGCGCCATAACTTGCAGTCTCAATTCCAACAGATACTGTTTGCAATCCAGATCTATAACCAGATCCAGTATTACCTATTGCAATCGCTGTTATTGTTCCAGCGGCAGATACAACTGCTGTTCCTCCAGCAGATACTAAAGGTTGATAACCATAACCCGCCTTTGAAGCAACGCTAACAATAACACCTCCTCTAGGAACTCTATTTACATTAATATCATTATGGTTATTTGGATCTGTAACTTCTCCATTAAATCCTAAGAGAAGTTGACCACCACCACCTTCAAGTTTGTAATCTCCTTCAATATTTGTTAATACATTGCCAAGTCTCTGTGGACCTTGGAATATATCATCAATTAAGACAATTGTATTTTGTGCTGAAATATTATCAATGTCATTTCCATTATATTTTAAATAGAATGAAGTGTTGATTCCATTAAATTGATCAGAAATATCATCATAAACATAGTTATTATCATATGCTGGTAAGAAGCTTGTTGTAAATGCCTGGTTTAATGCAGATCTTAAGAAGATTCTTCCACTAAATCTAGAACTTGTTGTAAGTCCTGTGTAATCAACCTCTCCAGAATTTAGCGCAGTTGTTCCAAGTCCAACTGGAATATTGCCCCAAGGACCTTCAATTAGATGAAGATCATTGTTAACTACATTAAAGTTACCAACTTGCTTTGTTCCAACAACACCAGCGGAATGAGATACTTCAGCAGTTCCCATCCATCCTCTTCTCACTGTTAATGTATTTGCTACATTATCGACCGCAGCAATTAAGACAACCTCATCTTCAAACCTTACAAGATCACCACCAAATACAGATGTTACTCCAACCATATCGATTACAGTAGAACCAATGCCCGCTGTGGATGCAAGAGCAACTGTATATGCGGTTCCAACCATTGGAGACTGAATAGTTCCATTGATTGTAATTAACATTCTATTATTTGGTTCAATTGCTCTGAATATATGAGTAGATCCAATTCCAACTCCAGTTAATCCAACACCTATTGGGTTAAACAACAACGCATTTGTTGCTGAAGTTGCAACTCTGACTTTTTGGTTGTCTTGTTTGATAATATAGAATTGTGATGGAAGTAATGATGTAGTACCAATTCCTGGTCCAAAATCTGTTGGGGTAATCTGAATTGCATTGGCAAAATCATTATTTGGTGGGATATATTGTACCAATTCTCCACTAACAAAATAATGATTTGTTATATCAATGGTTCCCTCACCAACTGATATTTTAGTTGCATCATTACCAGAAAATTCAATCTCAAAAACTTTGTTGCCGTCTGAGAATAATTCAAAATCTCTCTTTTCACCATTAAACTGATCACTAAAGTCATCAACAGCAAGAACTCTGTTTCCTATAAATTCTTGGTATTGTGCAAGGAATGGTAAATTAAACAAGATTTCATTGGATACCAAATCTCCACTAACATCAATACTCTTTTCTCTACCAATATCAAAGTCTCTGACTGTATTTAAATCAACAACTTGAGTCAAATCTGAGATTGCAATCAGAACATTGAGATCTTGTGCTGTTGTTATACCAACGATTGAGGGATCATATGAATCAATAACCAATTCACTAAATTTTTTGAATCCAGAAGTATGTGTTAAAGCACTTACCAGAGGATTCCAATCCTTATAATCTATTGAGGATCTTATTGAATAAGAGAAGTACTGATAATAATCATTATCATGAACTCTTTGGAATGCATAATTAAGTTTTCCAGTATCTCTTAAGAAACCTTTTTTAGTAATACTATTGGACGATATCAAATATTTTCCAGATATTCCATCAACACTAGAAATTAATCCTTGGTTCTGTGATGATTGTCCAATGATGAGATCATCAACCTTAAATGGAATTTTAGATCTAACTCTCAAATATTCGTTTCTAAAATCATAGAACTGAACTACTCCTCTATTATCATCTTGAGCAACAATAATTTCTCCAGATCTAAATGAGTCTTTTGCAAGATCAATATCAAATTGTGGGAAGTATGATTCTGGTGTAACTGTTCCAAATGAATCAAAACTATCAAAATTACCTGGAACTTGACCTGGTTTTAAATAATCCTGTAAGTTATACGTAATAGTTGGAGTCTCCCCACCAATATTTGGATCTATGGCGGTCAAAGTAAATAATGCATATCCAAAGTCTGATGAGTTGTATCCAGTTCCATTGACAGTTGCGTCAATATTGGTGTTCTCTACAATAACCTTATCACCAACTTTGAATGGATAATCTTCTGCTGTTGTGAATGTGACGGCAAATCCAATAGTAACATTATAGTTACCAGGATCGTATGTAATATCATCAATTCTTATACCATTTGGATTATTGATTGGTAGAATTTTTGGAGTAATGTTATACAAACCTGTTGTATTTCTTACAATGGTTACTTCAGTATCTCCAATATCATATTTGAGAGATGCTTCGGTGTTAACTCTTCCAGTAAAACCATCAAGAACAACTAATTGTGGTGGAACAAAATAATTGATACCAGGGTTTACAATTTTAATTTGACTAAATTTAGAAAGTGGTTCAATCTTGTATGTGTATGGGAACTGTGCTGCTGGATTTAACGTTTTGTCTGAGGGATAGTCAAAACCAATATCAGTTAACACTACCTCATCAACTTGACCAAGATTGGTACTTGCTGGTAAGAAAATTGCTCCTGTTCCACCAATACTGACAATTTCAGCAATGTTTGGAAGTTTTCTGTAATTTCTTCCTATAGAATCCAGAGAAACTTTTGCAACTGGTCCAATTGCACTTAAAGATGTTGTTGTATATGACAACAATGCTTCATTATTTGGATATAAAATTTTCTCTGGAGTATCTAAGAGTGGATAATTAAATGTTGCGCTAGTTACTCCAGTTACATTTGCTTTGAGATTAAATTTACTGTAAGAAACACTCAATTTATTTGGATTCTTTATATTAAAATTATCCGATATAATTTCTAGTTTTGATGCTGCTGCACCATTATATCTAATTGGTTCTAAGTTATAATACAATGTAGTTGGGACGTTCTCATCAATAATTAATTCTAACTTTGCTCCTGGTTCTCCAATAGTTCCGCTTGTTTTTACGTTAAAATCTCCAGTATTTTCTTCTGTAGTAAAAAATTCATCACTAAAGTTTTCATCAGTATAAAGGAAGAAGTTAAATGCTGGCAAGGAATTTGCTGCTAATGTTTGATCCGATAAATCAAATATGACGGTAGAATTTCTATAGCAGAATATTTCAGGATTTACTTCACTAATAAATCCTAAAGATTGAGTTTCGATATCGATTATTTGAACACTCTCATTAGAGGTAATTACATCATAATAATAATCCGATAAAGAAATTGTATTGTCATCTAAAACAATAACATAGTAAATCTGTGCATTGGTTAAACCAACAGATGGTGATGGTGAATTATAGATTACTTTTGCACCATTTTTAAATCCGTGGTTTGGAATTGTAATTGAATTTCTATCAATGTCAACATCAGAATCAATAAATGATTTTTGGTTTATAACCATTCTTCTGTTCAAATCATCATAAGCAACAGTAACAGTTGTTTGAATTCCACTAACAGCATTAAATACGATCTGATCACCTTCTGTTAATCCATGATTTATTTTGGTAGTAACCTTAGCATACTTTTTATAAACATCGCCAACAATAGTTGAAGTTTTGTTAGTATTAAAACTATGTATTTCACCAGTTCCATAGTCAACTAGATCATAGATCAGTAATCCTTCTGATCCAACGCCAACAAACTGTCCAGTGCTTCCAACTCCAACTTGTTGAGTTGAGATTCCAATAAAATCAGCATCATATACTGCAGCATATAACTTTGTACCATCTTCCAAGGGGAATTGTGTGGTCCCTGTGGATACTTTTACCCCAGTAAATCCAGATCCAACATTGTAAGTTAATAAATCACCTGTTTTGAATCCATGAGATGGTAAATAGAATGAATGAATTGTTGATTTTATAAGTTCTTTTTGAGTCACTCCAGGATTACTCAAAGACAATAATCCAGATACATCCGCAGATCTTGACAATGCAGAACCATTAGTCTCATAAAGAGTTGATCTTAAAGTTCCAGTTTCTATTTGAGCACCCCAAACATAGAATGTTGGTGATGTATTTGATGTCAGTGTTTGTGGACCGTATGTACCAATTTTTAATGTGTGACTACCAGAACCAGTAAATGCTTGGAAAGAATATCTTCTCCAAAATCTTGTTAGGGTAACTTTTGAACTATAATATGCCAATCCATCATCAACTATAATATAAACTTCTTCACCACCAGCATTTCCCTTTAAAAATACTGATATTGTATGATTTGTTGCTGAAAGAGATGTTGAAGAATACTCAATTCCAAAACCGTCTCCTGTGCCCGTTGTTGATGCAAAAGAAACCTTTGCAACATCATTGCTACCATCTGGAGCGGTTGCAGAATAATAAGATACCGTTCCAGTACCAACACCGACAGTATAGTAATCCCATGCAGATACTAATTCTGGCGGAACTGGATTTGAATATAAAATAAGATTTTCTGATGGAATAATCACAGATTCTCTAGGATCAAAATAATATTCAGTATCTAATTGATATTCTGTAGATGTTGTAAATCCAGTATTTACAATTAATTTTCTAGTTTTTTCCTTCAAGTTTGATCCAGCAAAGTGTGGATCACTTGTTCCATTAATTGCTCTTTGTACTTTTATTCGAGAATCATCTTGATATACGTTTAATACTTTTACAGTCTCATCTCCAATAAGATAAAGATCATTAACCGACAATGCTGGAAATACTAAGTTACCACTTACATTGAAGTAAGTTACAATACCACTTG